CTATACTAGTAGTATCTTGTCTAATATATGCTTCTATAGTAAAATCACCATCCTCAAATTGAAAACTATTAGGAACTGTTGTAGCCTCTAAATTATCTGTTGCTGTAACAAACTGCACTGAAGATTTACCAAAACGTTTTACTCTAGTATTAATATGAGCTTGACCATTAAAAGATACAGATAATGATTCTCCTTCTGTAGATAGCGGTCTACCTATAGATGTAGGATCTTTAAGTACTATATCATCATTACCATCATATTCAGAAACTAAATACACATTACTTAAGGGTAGTCTAGAAGTCATAACAGAAGTTTTACCTCCATCAAAGATTTCTACATAATCATTAGCTAATATTTCTTGACCTATATAGTGCTCTACCATACCAGTAGCATAAGTAATAGCATTTGTTATACGAGTATCTTGTGTATCGCTAGATATAGATAAGTAATTTTTAACGTCAGCTAAAGTGACAAACGGATACTTACCTAGATTTTGTTGTAGTCTGTCTACCATAATGTGTCCTTTCTAGTATTAAACTAGTTATATTTTTTTAACAGGTGCTACAACAACTTTTTTAACAGGAGCAGCTGATACTTTTGTTTTCTTTGTTTGCTCTAAAGTTTTAGGAGTGCCTAAAATAGATGCTGGGAGAGGTATTCCTTCATCCCATTTAGCAGCTAGTTGTTGTGCCTGATAATTACCCCAACCATGTCTATGAAGCCATGTTACGACTTCTTCTTTTGTTTTAATATAATCTGGAATTATAGATATATCCATTTTTTTACCTCTTTAAACATAGAAGGGGAGGCTGACCGCCTCCCCCAATTTTCGTATAACAATGTTAACTTAAACTTAGTTATTAACGTTACATGCGTAAGAATACTTAGTAGTATCCAGAGCAGCAGAAGCGTTAGTAGTAAGCGCTTTAAAATCAAAACGAGTTGACATATACATCGCAGTTACCTGCTGACGTGGTTCATACTCAGATTCAATTTCAATACCGCGACGTTCTGCGATCATAAAGCCTGGCTTATAGATGAGAACACCCTGATGACTACCTACAGCACCTTTAGTATCCATAAACTCAGAGATAGCAACTGGGATACCGTATACAGCACCAACTGAACCTGTGAGATATGTAGCATTAGCACCAAAGTTATCAACAGTTCTGAAATCACTATTTGATACCAGAGCATTGTAACCTTCAATTGAAGTAACAAATACAAGATCGTTACCTAATTGTAGACCATACTTACCTAATACTGAGCGAGCAGCAGCAATATTAGCAGGAGTAATATCAGCGTTAAGACCGTTAGCAGCAGCAGCAAGACCTGCAGAAGCGGCTTGAGTAACAACACCAGTAATTACAGAAGGATTAGATCCACCACGAGTAATTGCAGCAGCAGGATTGGCATTAAAGCCAGCAACAGCACCGGAACCACGAAGGATAGATTTATCAATAGACCGTGCGAGACGACGAGTTGCTGCAGCACGCAGGAAGTCGATAAGAGGAAGAACTGTATCTTCTTCTTCGTCTTTTGCAAGGTGAGTAGTAGCCATGAATTTATGGGGAGTAAAGTCTACAGACTTAATTACATTCTGGTTACTAGTAGGAACGTTTGCCTGATCATTAATGCCTGTAGCAAAAGTTCCAGACTGGAACATTGCGACATCACCATCAGTATCTTCATCAGCAACTGGTACTCTGAAGTTACGGGCATCTACCGTCATACGGTTAAACATAGGAGCAATAATAAGTTGCTGCTCCATTTCAGTATAGATGTTGCTTGAGAAGTTACTCAAGAACTGATCTACAGTAGTAACGGCTTTCATGCGCGAACCTAAGTTGGTATCGAACACATCACGCTTGTTGAGCATTTTAGAAAGCATAACAGCGTTAGCCATTTCTTTCTCGCTAAACTGCGATTGAGCAGTGCTACGTGAGTTTTCTTGGAATTGCATTTTAGAAGTTTGCAACGCCTTAATCTCATCTTGGTACTTAACCATTTGAGATTTGAGTTCTGCTAGTTCTTCGCTTGCAGCTTTTGCAGCAATAGCAGCTTTTTCTTGTGCGTCTGACTCTTTAATAATAGCTTCGCCAGTTTTTTCAACTAGTTGGGCAACTTGAGGCTCAGACACGGTTGCGACAGGTGCCGCCTTAGTCTCGATATTAGCCTCTTCTTTGAGGGTTTCGAGATTAATTGTATCTACGACTTGATCAGCCATGGGTTCATTCTCCTTATCAGAATTATTGTGAAGCTCTTTAGTCAGACTTTCGTTAGAATCCTTGTCTTCACCGATTTGTGTTTTGGTTTCGACTGGTGAAGAAAGTTCGTCTGCATTCACATTAAGAACATTATCACAGTCTTTTCCATTAGAGTCAATCTCTAAAAACTTAAAGATTGGGCTTTGGGCGGTTGCGAGTTTAACTACCCTAAACATTTTTTCGTTATAGTTTACTAAATCATTGTGTTGAAGATTTTCAGTGTCTACTGACAGTAAATTAATCATTGGAATTTCTTCGTCAGCATCTCTGATAACGAGTTCTTCTTCCTCTTCTTCTTTTACTTCAATTTCTTCTGATTTTTCTTCAATATCAGATTCAGCTTTTACTTCAATTGACTCTTCGACTGCGTCTTCAGTAACATCGGTTTTGATTTCCACCTCTAATTCAGTCTTTTCGTCAATATCTTCAATAGTGTCTTTTGCTTGAGACATTGCTTCCTCCTCTGTTGGAGATAGAGGACGTTCACTTACAATTTCCTCTGACTCCATGTTAAGAATGGGCACACCCATCATAGTAATATCGTGCGTATGCGGAGGTTCCCCAGCACTTAGCACGGCACCGTTGAGGATGCGGTGTGCATGATTAGACATATGAGAGGCATAAGTAGTCACCCCATTATCGCTTGCATCTAATTCAACAGTATGATAATGACCACCAACTACACTGGTAATACCAGCAGTAACTTCGTTCATCATCTTTTGTTCATCGTGAGATACATCAGCATCTATTGATGTAACAAATTCTTTATAATCTTGGTCATTATCAAAACTTTTACGTATTGAAAATAGTGAGTCTTGATTACATGGAACACTAACTACAGATATTTCTAAAAGTTCTACATCTGTAATAGTCATAGAGTCATCTTCTCTATTATATTTACCATCTTTAACTCTAAAGCCTACTGAGAAACTTTTTAAAGCTCCATCTTTGATTAGGGTTTGTACTCCATGAAGCTTTTCAGCAGCTTCACTTACGGAACCTTCAACAAATATACCTTTTTTATCAACTTGAATCTTATCAATACGCCCAATAGGAGTATCATGTTTATGTTGATAAAGCATTACAGGATTTCTTCTAAAATTTTCTACGCCTTTAGCCCATGCTTCAGCAGTGACAACGTCACCAGAACGATCTTTAGCAGTGGTATTAGCATATCCAGCAATTTTAAGAGATTTTGATCCTTTTTTTAAGGCTTTTGTTTCGAAGGAACTGTTTAGATATAATGTTTTATTCGTCATTTGTTGCTTCCTCGACTGTAGAATCCCCTTCAACGGGTCTTCCACCTTGTGTAGCGTCTGTTGCACTACCTGTTATATTTTGTGGTACTCTTATAGTATCATTATCTTCTAATTTTGGAAATTTTAATCCCTCACGAGCCTCATTTGGGGTTATGATTCCTGTATTAACCAGAGTAGAATAATAAATAGCTTGTGTTCTATTATCTGGTTGTAGTGCCGGAACTACAAGTCTATCAGGACGAATAGTAACACCATTATTAAAGAAATGTGAAAAGGCACTTCCAAACTGATTTAACATAGGAAGTATAGTCTGTAAATAAAATAATTTTTGATTTGCATCTATATTAGCATTATTACCTGATTTAAGTAGGACATATGGAACACCTAAAGCTTTAGCCATATCCATCTGTATACGCTCTATAGAATTTTCAAAATCTAGTTTATCAAAACTTACAGCAGAAAAGGGATCAATCTTAAGTCCTCCATCTAAAATAGCTGGATTACGTGCGCCATCAAAAATAGTATTATAAGTAGAGCGCCAAGACTCAAGTAATCTTTGTTTTACTCTTTGTGAGAGTATATTATCTGTAGACAATACAAAACCTGGAAGAGCATTATTCTTAAAGAACTGT